CGAGGCAAGTGGCGAGATACCAAGTGGTAAGCAAGTAACGAAGAAAGCACATGAGGTATTCACGATACCAAGTGCGAGTAAGAAGATGTTCGACTTCGACATTCTCACATGGGAATGGGATAAGCCACACCCTTACGTTCCTGCGATTGACAGTGGATACATCTTCAGACCATCGAGTTTGTTGAGAGTTCTGTATGCATTGAACACCAACCAACGTGTGTATCTACATGGTCATACTGGTAGTGGTAAGACGACTTTCATCGAGCAAGTTTGTGCTTACACATCGACACCATTTATGAGAGTGAACTTCGATAGTGAGGTTACACGTATGGACTTGCTTGGCAGAGACGTGCTGACCACTGGTTCAAGTGGTGCTACGGAGTCCAAGTTCGTTGAGGGTATCTTGCCAAAGATGATGACGACACCATGTGTTGGTTGCTTTGACGAGATTGACTTCATCAGACCAGACGTTGCTTACGTGATGCAGAGAGCATTCGAAGGCAACGGATTGATGCTAACGGAAGATGGTGGACGTGTAGTTCAACCACACCCACAGTTCAGAATGGTCGCAACTGGTAACACAGTAGGTCAAGGCGATGAGTATGGTATGTATCAAGGTGCAAGACCACAGAGTATGGCGATGATTGACAGATTTACCATATGGGTCAACGTACCATACCTTGACAAAAAGCAACGTGATGATTTGCTCAAGAGCAAAGTTCCGTTGTTGAAAGACAATCAACGTGACCAACTCAATCAGTACGTTGGTGAACATCTTGAAGCATTTACCACATCGAAAGTGCTTCAGCCAATATCGCCACGTGGTATGCTATCTCTTGGCGATACAATAGTGAACTTCTGCACGTTGTTTAATGACAAAGATGCCGTGAATGAAGCACTTGAAGCCGTGATACTTGACAGATGTACGCAACAAGACAGAGCCGTACTCAAAGGTATCGTAAACAGAATCTTTTCATAAGGAGGTAACATGAGAGGAATAGCTTTTCGTAGACACCAAATGAATAGAATGATTGACAAAGCCAAACGTATCGTAAGAGCAGACGAGTGGTACACACAAAGGCTTGTTGATGGAGTGGTGGTCAGAGAACACTTTGACCATCACATTGAGGCTAAGAAACGAGCGAATAACTTAGCCATGTGTAGTTGCAACATATGCAGACCACACAAACACTTAAAACTAACCAAATATGAGAAAGGGAAGTACCTATGAGTAGACACATTGATGCAAAATCGTTTAACGAAGAAGTAGTGACAGGCATTATGAGAATTGTAGCACTATGCACTACTGAGTTAATGAAAGAAGTTGATGGCGACAAGAGAACTACTGCCAATGCGTATGATGGTGGTAGGAAAGAGATTGCCAAAGACGTACTCACCATAATCAAAAACATAAACTTGGAGGCAAAATAATGAAATCAGATTTATTTCAACACGAGGTTCGCAAGACCTCATCAGTATTCGGTAGGAAAGAAGACGTGACAGTTGAGTTTCAAGGCGAAGATGCCATGACTAACGGCTCGAATATCATACTGCCAGCGATGGACTTCGAGAAGGACATCAGCAAAAATGACCAAGCAATCATGCGTGGATATGTTGACCATGAGAGTGGTCACATTCGACACACAAACTTCAGAGAACTCAACAAGTTCGCCAAGGAGAATGAGGGCAACAAGTTGCTCTTGAACTTACAGAATGCTATCGAGGACATTTACTTGGAGAAGAAAGTGATAGACGAGTATGCAGGTTCGAAAGAGAACCTTGTTGCTACGTCTGGTTGTGTCAACGATGGCTTCCTTGAGTCCATAGGAACTGGCTTTGAGAAAGAGGCATTGGATAATCTCACGTTTATTACACCAGTTGCAATCACATGGGAAGGTCGCAAACACTATGGCAACAATGGTGCAGACATATGTTTGGACTTGTTAAAGCCTCATGTTCGAGAGAAGATTGAGCGATGGACTAAGAAGATTGACGATTGCAAGAATACAAAGGACGTGATTGCACTTGCCAAGAAGATTGAGAAAGAGATACGTGAGGAAGAGCCAAAGAAAGAAGCTCCTAAACCGACAGACGTTGAGGGAAGAGGTAAAGTCAAAGTCAAAGAGGGCGATGATGATGGTGGCGATGGTGCTTGTAAATCCAAGGTCAAGACCAAAGACGGAGACAAGGAAGATGTTGATGTTGGTGAACAGAGAGAGAGGTTCACGCATACACAAGGTGGTTCTGAGTGTTCGGAAGTTCCTGAAGAAATTCAGGAAGACGATGTGTATGAGGACTTCGAGTACAAGGAGATTGTCAAGGAGATTGGTAGGCAGAACTCAGCAGACCACAAAGACTTGCGTAGTGGCAAGGCATACTCAGCACAGAGTACTGCTCACGACAAATGGCATCACAGAACTGATGCTCCTAACAAGTACAGAAATGCGTATGGTCACTTGAGATTGAAAGAGGGCAAGGCATCTCAATATGATAGGCACTTAACCATGATGCAAGGCGATGTGAATATGATGAGACGTTCCATCGAGAGAGCATTGTTCGCTAAGTCGCAGAGAGATTGGGACTTTGGCAAGGAGGACGGACGATTGGATAGTCGCAGGTTTCCGTCTGCTTTCAATGGCAAGCCAAATGTATTCAAGATGAAGTCTGATAGACGTGAGATGGATACTGCGTTGACCATGCTTGTTGACTTGAGTGGTTCTATGAGTGGCGAGAAAGTGTTTGTCGCTCAACAATGTGCAATGGCGATTGCTGAATGTGTTGATAGAACTGGTATCGCATACGAGATACTTGGGTTCAACACTGGTAGTGGCAGTGTGCCTAATGTCCCACCAAGGAGTACAGATTATAAAGACAGACTTACGTATACACGTTGGGAGAGCATTGATATGTGGATATTCAAGCACTTCAAGGAGAGATTGTTTGAAGCCAAGGGTGCTATCTCATGTATATCGCAGTGTAGTGGTGG